CTTGTGATGGAGAAATATTTAAAAGAGAATTCATTTTTGGAACAGGTTTTACATCTGGAGGATTAGTTGGTTTCTTATATAGGGCTATATTCCCTTTAAATAATGGATTACCATTTCTCCATACATCAAAAGACTTTATTCCTATCATAGAAGGAGGTTGTTTGTTTAATTTTTCCAATCTATCATATGATGATAAAAATTCTTCTGTTCCTCTATTTTCACTAAACTTTAACCATGAATCATAACCCATTCCTAATATAGATGCATATCTGTCATAATCTTTTAATGCTTTTGATGAGTATTTATATAGCGTAAGACTATCCTGTATTTTTTCAAATTCTTCCGCTTCCTGCCATGTTTTAAAAGGGCCTCCTAAATGTTCTCCTGTATTTTTATATTCTTCCATAGGATTTTTAAGAGATTCTCCATATTTGAATGAAGGAATCAAATACGCAGGTTCTCCATTCACACCACCAATGGAGATAGCCAACTCAGTGCTGGGAGTATTAAAAGGAATTACAAATCCTGATGGTAATTTCTCACTGGTTGGCTGTAGGAATTTATCTGTATTTGGTATGTATTTGTTTGTCCATCCACCATTCTGATATTCCCTAATAACATCAAGATAAGACCCTTTTCCACCCTGAGCCTTATATTCCCTTATTAAAGCAAGTTTATCAGAAGCACTTAGTTTCATTTTCTTACTGGAGTAGGTTTATTGGCAACTTTTTTCTTTATGGCAATTTCTTCATCCTTCTGTTGTTCCTTCTTTCGTGTAGCTCTTACAGCTTCCTGTAACTGTCTTTCCTTAAGAAGTCTTTCTGCTTCAAACTTTTCCCTGTCAAGAGAGTTCTCCTGGTTAATATTAGGAGATACTTCTGCTCCCTTGGCTTCAAGTTCCATTAACTTTAATTCTATCTGGGTATTAGCTTTAAGAGTTTCCACTTCCATTTCATGAGTCTGGATATCCTCTCTATTTTCAATCTGCATTTGTTGAATAGCCTTCTCATGCTCTTGCTGAGCCTCAATCTGTTGCTGTTGCCTGTTAACTGAATCCATTTCATACTGCTCAATCTTTCTTCTTGTATCTGCAATGGATTGAGACATATATATATCCATGAAAGAACTAAAATTAAGCTTATCATTTTGAATACCTGCTTGGGCTAATTGGATTAGTGAGTTTCTTAAATCAGTTTGTAGAGAACTATCAGTCATTACAAGACCATAATCAGCTTCAGAAAATACTCCACCATCTATACTATAAATCTCCTGTGCCAGGTCTACATCAAGGATATATTGAGCCACTTTACTATCATTTCTATAAGCAAATTTTGCTGTTTCAAGCAATGCTTCAAGTGCTCTTAATTTAGTAAAATCATGTATTAAAAAATATTCTTCAGTAGCGTGGGATGATTGAGTAACACTTCTCTCCACTCCACCAACAGTTTCTCTATTATCTATAGAGCCTTCTCTTTGTGGGGTAATTCCAACTGCAGCACCTAATGCTTGTTCAATGTACTTCATTAGTTCCATTGTGTGCATTATATAGTTACCCATATCAGGATTCCATACTTTATTGGTAGTATTGAAGTTACCAGCAAGTTTACCTGTTGCTGCACCTTTATCTGCTTCTTTAAAAGAGTCTATGGGTAAATATCCCATTTCTTCTCCATAATAAATCCACTTATCAAAATCCCATCCATCAGGTGCTTTTGCTAAGTCAAGTTCAATCATTGGGCCTTTATACTTAGCAATAGCCTTTTCAAGTCTATACATCAATACATTATACATATACAGATAAGGTTTAGCCTTATCCATAAAACTTCTTGACCTATTTGAGTTAGTATTATAAACTGTTCCTACATATCCTGAACCACAGATAGATAAATTATCCATTCTCCTAAACTGTACTGGTCTTGGTTGCATTCTTACATAAATACTATAACCAATTCTTGTACCTTCCCACCACTCATTTACCCATAACCACTTAACTTCTTCTCCCTTAGTAATATCTGGTTTATAGTTTTCATCAACTATAATATGCTGTTCTTCATTATCTTCATAGTATTTTAAATCACCAATCTTTCTACGTGATTTCCATACTACTCTACTCACACGAATATTACCTTCTTCATCATAAGCAGCATTTCCATAGTTATTATCTGCTATCTCAATAGTTCCATCAGGCATATTAGAATATCTGAGGAATGGATTATTAGCAGCAGGATAATCAATCAAAGGTTTACCAGATGATTTTATCTGGGTTCCCCTTTCAATTTCATCTATTTCAGCAGGAGTTAATTCCTCATAGTAATTATCTATTACCCAACCAATTGAATGATAAGTATCTTCTACAATAATATCAGCATCTTCAACAAAAGGAGATGTGGTCATACCTACTGTATAAATAGTCAAGGGGTTAACTCTTCTTAGACGTGGCTTGCCTCCAACTAAATCAGTACAATAAATTTCTTCTCCCGCTATTAAACCATCTTTAAACCCAGCATTAAATGTAAGTTTCAGTTTTTGTTCCTGAAATAAATGATTAAGAATTTGAGTACCAATTCTTTCTCTTAGGTCTTGTGCTTCATACTTAGCCCATCTCTGTACCTCAGCAACTTTCTGCTGGATTTCCTGCTCATCTTCAACACCTTCTACAGCAAGAGATGTGAGTTGCTGCAATATTTGCTCTTTAATCATCTTCTCTTTAGCAGATACAGCATCATCATTAGTAACTCTTAATCTCCAGTCAAATCTTCTTTTAGATTCTTCTCCAAGTAAAACAGATATTTTATTAGATGCTATTGGGTAGCATTGCATCTTTGCAGGAAATGTGTTGGCATCAAGACCCCAAGGATTTATAGTTCTTTCAATGTCTTTCTGGTCTAAAATTCCATCATAAAGACGATAATTAGCCCTCATATTATATTTACTTTCCCTGATACGTGTGTCAGAATTATATAAGGCTAAAGTAATACCAGCATCTACACATTTTTTACAAAATTCTGTATCTTTTTCTTTGGTTAGACGTCGTTGATAAGGAAAATTCCTGCGTATGATTGGGTACATAAAATTTGATTTTTAATTTAAATTTCTTATATTATACTTTTTGCAGATTGCCTTAACTTCTTTATTTTACAATCATAATTAATTAATCTGCAATATTAATTAAAATAATTATCTAAACCAAATTAATTCTGAAAATTATTTTGTGTATATAGCGTTTGTCTTTTTGTAAAGTGTTTGTCCCAGAACTTATCTTTGGACATATCATAAACCTCTGAAGAGTTTTTCTTTTTTTCTACATACTTTACCTTAGTTTCTCTATATATCATAAGTATAATAATAGAAGAAATACGGTCTGTATTTATATCTTTGCTATAAATAATGGATTCTCTGATAAGTCCTACTGATCTAAGTGTCATTGCATTAGTAACTCCATCTTCTTTAGATGTTGCCTGACTCATTAACCATTGTGCATATAAGTCTATTCCCCATCTTTTAAGAGGTTCTGTTGCATATGCACCTTTAGCCCTATTGCCTACAGTAGAAATCTTTTGCATATCAACATCTTTAAGTAATTCAGGAGTATCTTCTAACAAGTATAAAGCATTCTTCTGCTCAAAATATGCAAATAAACCTTTCTTTTGATTCTCATACAACAATCTTCCATTAAAGAATAATAATCCTCTTCTTAACTGTTCATAATAATCTTTAGCAAATTTAGTTCTTCCTGAGTATTCAGCAATTATTCTATCTGTAAAAGTATCAAGTACAAAAGTAGATTGTAGTGATCTCTTAACATCTTGATTATCATCATCATCTACAGGGTCAGTGGCAAATATATATCTTCCATAGGGAATTGCTCCATCATTATCTTTAATAGGCATTGCATATATTTCCCAACAGCCTTCTATATTATCCTTACTTTTAAGTGGAAACTCCCTTATAGGATAATTATCTGTATTAACCCATTCAGGCTTACCTGTTTCTGTATTAACACCAAAATATCCCCTCCATGAAGCATTAAGTAATTTATCATCAGTCAGTAATTTGGATAAAGTTTGCTTTAAATCTGCTATTGGAAATTTATTATAAGCTTTATTTAGAAACATTTCAGATGGAATGAGAGGATAATTCATCATTTCCATGTCTAAAGCATTTCCAGACTTGGATTTTCTTTTCTTTTCTCTTACAGAATTGTAAAAATGTTCAGCCTCAGCAATTAAAGTATTACCATTCTTGTCTTTAAATCTCCTGTTCGTATAGGTGGCTGGTAAGAAATACCCTATTTTACCTGTATTTTCCCAAATATCATCAAATTCAAGGCAATCAAATCCTTCAGGGTCAGTAAAAATAATTTGGGTTTGCTGTATTTTTTCAATATTACCTCCAGTACCTATATAAATAGCTGTACCAAACTTATATTCAATATACATTGTAGGTATATTACTCATGTGTACTGATATAGAGTTGCTCACAAGACCAAACTCTTCCATTACAACCAGGTTATATCTACCTCCTGCTGCTGCCTCAGGATTTTCTATAGTCCATATACCATGTTTA